CGCGGACCCGACTACTCATGTCGAGGGTACCCTTAGTCTAGGAAAAGTATCACAGAAGGAAACTTCATTTATCCAGACAGAAACATCCTTGGTCAAAACAGGTTTCGAGCCGCCTGAGCACTTCCCCTCGGAAGAAATGGCTCCCGCTCGTCTGAAGCCCTTCCCCAAGGCTTCCGGTAAGCTCTCGCCATTGCAGCGAGCGCTAACCAAACTGAGACGAACCCCACGCATTTACGTACCTTTCATAGTTACGGATCTGGACGTGTTTGAGCCCAAGAAGTTCGACAGAAGCTACATAAGACTGTTGACCATCGAAGAAGCTCTTTGGGGCCTTGGTGACGGGAGAGTCCGGTCGATTGACGCCAACTCGAGTCCTGGCTATTTGTACAAGAGAGCCAAAATGGACCGATCCGGTCTACTATTCTCGAGTGACGGAATTCGTCGCATTCACCCACAACTAAGGAAAGACGTGGAGGAGATTATTGCCTGCTGGAGAGAAGGAATTACCTGCCCCCCCGTTGCGGAGGACACTCTGAAAGATGAGCTAAGACCTATGTCGAGAGTAATCGACGGTAAGACCCGTCTCTTTTCCAACGAGGACTTTGCGTCCTTCGTTGCGTTTAAGATGGTGTTCGCAACCATTGTCGCCGAGCTTGAGAAATGCCCCTGGGTTGGACCGTGTTCTATCGGTATTAACCCACATTCGGCTCACTGGGCAGCGTTAGCTGCTAGTATAGCTGGATTTAATATTCTCGCTGGCGATTACGGTGGTTTTGACACCTCGTTCTCAGCACAGATTTATGCCATTGTCGCAGAGTGGTTGTCCACGAGAGTCCCCCCGGACATGCGAATTCTCGTTAGGACAGCGCTGCTCGGTCTACCTAAAGCAATCCATATTGTTGGAGATCATTTGTACGAGGCACAAGGTCCACTTTCCTCAGGAAATTACCTTACGTCTCTTCTCGGATGTTTCTTCGGCTATCTCGTACTTTCAACGAGTTACCGGATTTTGACCGGGCGCAACCCCCTCGAGCTGAAAGTTCATGTCTATGGAGACGACCACATTGTCGGTGTACCTAAGAACGTACCAGAGTTCAACATGTTAACCTACGGGAAATTCGTCTATGACGTTTTCTCTATGGAATACACAGGAACCGACAAAATGAGGCCAACAGACCCCTACGTCCCTATGGACCAAGTAACTTATCTTGGTCGCTCATTTCGGCAAACGCGAGACTGGTGCTACGCCCCCCTGAAGCACACTGCAATGGCTTACATGCTTGTCTACCTTTATAAGACAGACAGCAAGTTGAAACAGAAAGAAGCTATTCGCAGTACCTTGCGTTCGTTCTTGGAAGAGAGCTGGCATCATGGAAAGGAACAGTACCAGAAGTCAGTTGAATACGCCTTGAACGTAGCGGAACGCGCCGGAGTGACAATCACGGCAATGGACTGGGATATGATCCTAGTCTTGCGCCGCGCTCAATATTTGCAATAATGCGTTCCCCGGGTGTCGCCCGCCACAAAACGACGACGCGGAGAGGGCTCATATTGGTATGCCCCCCCAGGTTCTACTACTTAGAATCGTCCGAC